GGTGATACTTTATCTTCTATAGCAGATCAATATCCTGGAATACAATATACAGACATTAGTAAATTTAATGGATTTAATAAGCAACAAGAAAACAATTTAAGTATTGGTCAAAAGATAAATATACCAAGAGCAAATATACAAAGATCACAAGGAGTTATAACACCACAAATAAAAACAATTACAGATAAATTTGACGAATTTCAAGGTGCTACTGAATACGGTAGTAAAGAAAGAAAAACAGATTTAGAAAAAAGGGATGACTATATAAAAACAATTTCTAAAGGTAAATTTAGTCATGCATACGCAAATAGTTCTTCTACAGAAGAAATAAATGAAGCGAAAAAAATATATGCAGATGTATATACTAATAAAACACCAGAAAATGAAGATATTAAAAAAGCTATTGTACAAATGGTTTTAACAGAAGCTAACTTATCAGATGAACGAGATATTATAGGAGTTACTCAAAGTGTATTTATGAGAGTTGCTAGAGCTAGAATTAATAGTCTTAACAGAGAAGCATATAGTACAGATATTATTGAAGAGTTATTGAGGAAAGGTAGAGACAAAAAAGGTATATTAAGACCTATGTATGAAGGATTGCAAAATATAAGTCGTGAAGAATTATTAGGAGACAAACCAGTTAAGACAAATCAAGCGACATATGACAGAATATTTGGTATTTTATGGGGAGTACAAACTTTTGAAAAGTAAATAATGACTAATTCAAATCCAAACTTTAATCCAAACATAGACGAGACAGATACAGAAGAAGCTAACATAGCACCTATAGGTGATTTAGTAGAAGATAATACTGAAAATATAGAACTTAATACACTACAGACAGATGGATTAGACCCTAAAGGTAAGCCTATAAAAAATAGAAGAGGTAGAATTGTTGGTTATGAAAATGATAAAGAAGAAGGTTTTGATAAAGATGCATATTTTGATTTTAAAAACAATAACTATACGAATCCACAAATAGGTAGGTCTGTAGTAAGAAACAATGAGTCAGATATTATTAGAGGTGAATTCAATCAAAAAGATTTATTTGCAGAGTTCGAACAAAAGATAAGACCATTATCTATATTTGAGAAATCATTTCCTAGTAATTTACGTTTTGAATTAACACCAGAAGAGAGAAATAAATTTGCTGTTAGAAAAGAAGATGGAACTATAGACCATGCAGCTACAGATAGAAAGTTTGCTGTATTAGGTGAGAACAAATATGCAAGAGCAGCAGCAGCAGGTGTATTAAATATTCCTAATGAGATCTATAAGATAGGTCGTTATATAGGTGGAGATAGAACACCTGATAATTTGTATTCTTTACAAGAGTTAGGTTTAGAGTTAGAAGATGATAAAGATGATTTTGCATATCAAACTACAAAATTCTTATCAGGTTTCTTATTGCCATATGCAGGTCTAAGTAAAACAGGTAAGGTTTTAAGTGGTTGGAAGATGCTAAAAGGTGTAAATGGTCTAGGGCTTGCTAACCCTGCCTTCAGATCCTTTGTAGCAGGTAGTGTAGCCGAGACTATAGCTATAGATGCATATGACGAAAACTTTTTTAATTTTCTTATAGATGTAGATACACCATATTTAGATTTTGCAAAACCATTATTTGAAGTTTTAGCTGCTGATGAAACAAGAACAGAAGATTTAGGTGTAGCAAAATTAAGACAATTTTTAGCAGGTGGTGTATTTGGTGAAGTCTTAGGATATGGAGGTGCAAAGGTTGGACAGAAACTTATATTAGAACCTATTGGTTATGGAGCTAGAGCAACAGGCAATGGAGCTTTGTTCTTAGCAGATCAAGGAAGTCAAGTTATAAGACGTACAATGGATGAATTTATGCCACCTACTATTCTTAGTAGAGAGCAGATAAGAAGTAGGACTATACAATTACTAAAAGATATAAAAGCAAATCCGAAAAGATTAGAGTTTTTCAGAAAACAAATAGATATTTTAAATAATGCAAATATTACTGAGACTGCTGATTTTGTGCCAGCACCTATGGCAGAAGAACTTACAGAATTAGATAGAGTCGCAGGCAGAATAGAGGATCTTATAGTTAGAGGTGACTTGGTATATACAGAAGGAGCATTAGATTTTGAACCTGATGTAAGTTCAATGGAATATTACACGCAAAAAATATTTCAAGAATTAAGTGAAGGAACATTAAACAATCAACGATTAGATGATTTATTAAGGCAAGAACCATTGCTTACTACTAGACAAAAGAAAGATCAAGCATTTACTAGAGTTTCAGAACGTATAGAAGGATTACGTAAGTATAGAGGTATAGAACGCACAGAAAGATATTTAAATAATTTAGCAAGAGATAGAGTTATAGGGCTTGATGAAGTAGATGAAATTAGAGATTTTCTTAATTTTATAGGTAGAGAAGCATTTGACGATATTGTTTTAGAACAAGATGCGACTTTGAGTAGAGCAACATTAGGTAACTATAACTTTAATAAATCACTTATAAAACTTAGGAATACGACTATAAAAGAAGGTCGTTTGAGTGAAGTATTAATACATGAGTTATGGCATAGTCTTAGTAGAAACTTACCGCAAAAAGAACTAAGAAAACTAACAGGAGAGTTTGCTAGGAATAGAAATAAGTTTTTACAACAACATGAAGCAGCAAAAAAAGCATTTATAAATAAAACAAGTATTAAAGAAATGCAACTGATAAAAGATTTAGAAGCATTTAATAGAGGAGGTAAAGCAGCAAAAATTACAGCAGAAAATTTTAATGCAGTAGCTTCTAAGTATTACGATAAAGAATTTAAATTTGTAGGAGACAGTTATCAATTTTTAAATATTGATGAATATTTTGCAGTTAATATGACAAAGATGTTTGAAGATTATGCATTTGAATTAGAAACATTAGCACCAAAAGGAACATTTAAATATTTAACACAAATAGTATCAGAAATGTTTAGAGATACATTGGCAAGTATTAGGTCTGTATTGGGATTAGAGCAAACAAAAAATATATTTAATATGTATAAAAGAAGAATGTTTAAACAAAGACTTAGCAGATACCCATTAGAGTTTCGTAATTTAGATAAAATGCCAACAGAGTTAGAAGCAACTCTTAATGCAAAAATGCCAGGAGATAAAGGATATAAAAGACCAAGAATAAAAGCTAGGTTTAATCGTAGGTTATATGGAGAAGGACAAGATATTACTATTGCAGAAAGGATAGCAGATGAATTATTAGAAGTAGATTCTAAAGCACCTTATAGGATGACTAATGCAGAAGTTATAGGTTATGCACACGATAGATTACCTAAAGAAAAATATAAAGATATACTTGCTGCTGCTAGAGCAATGAATACAGGTAATCCAAAACAAAGGTTAAGAGTCAAATTATTAAGAGCATTAAACGTACAGAAAGAAATTATAGATAATATGAAAAATAATATACCTTTATTAGAAAAGTATGCACTTACAGGAGCAGAGATCCCACAAGAAATAATAGATGAAGTCGCTATAGATACTTATCAATGGATAAAATTTAATACACCTACAAAACAGGTTGTTAGTGAAGTAGCAGGTACTTTAAATTCAATAAAACTTGTAGGAGCAGAACCAGCAGAGGGAGCAATATCTACACAAACAGGAAGAAGAGCAAGAGCTAACAAAAAATTAAGAGGAAATATCAAAAAACAGGTACAAAATACTTTAGACCGAATAGAAGAAGAAGAACTATTACCATCACCAGAAGAAATATCAAAAGCTATTAGTGATATGCAGAACAATGGTGATGTAGAAGGGATTTTGACATATGCAAGAAGAATGATGATATTAACAGATAATCCTAAACAAGCAGGTAATTTTATTGCAAAAGCACCATTAACACAGGCTTTATTAAAAACAGGAAGTATTGCAAATGAATTATTTATAAATAGTATTTTGTCTGCACCAGAAACACAAATAGTTAATACTATAGGTTCATTATTTAATGTTGCATTAGCTCCTGTAGATTTATTTTTAGGTAGTGGTATTGCTGATGCTGCACTAAAAGGTAGAGCAATGAAAGAATTTATAACTATGTTTTCGACATTAGATCAAAGTTTTAGATTAGCAGCTAAAGCATTACAAGGTGGTGAAAGTATTATTGATCCTCATCATATGCTTGGTTTGCAAGATGGAATGAGAGGTCGAAATAGATATGCTATGCAGTTTGATAACGAAATGAGCAATCCATTATTAGCAGGTATAAATTTAATAGGTTCTGTATTAAGATTACCTTCTAGGTTTTTAATAGCAGGTGATGAGCTTATAAAGAACGTTGCATTTAGAAGTCATGTAACAGGAGAGTTTTATGAACAGGCTTATAGACAAGGTTTAAGAGGTACAAAAATAGACGAATATATACAACATAAGATAGAAAAAGTTTTCGATATTGTAGAAAAACATAAATTTAGTACAGATAAAAAGAACAAAGATATTTTAGAAGCATATTTAAGAGGTATAGATTTTGCACAAGATAAGACTTTCACTTCACAAATAGGTGGTAATGGTATTACAAATGTCGGTGGTGGAAATTTTACCAATAACGTTGCAAGAGCAATGAAACATCCAATAATGAAACCTATAGCACCTTTTGTTACTACACCAATAAATATAGGTAAGAGTGTTCTTAGAAGGACTCCTGGTGTTGTTGTACCAGGTCAGCCACAAATGAACCGTACTATAGGAAGAATAATGGCTGAACATAATGACAGATTAATTAGTCCTGATATGGCTACAAGAATGAGAGCTAATGGCGAAAGTATTACAGGTGGATTATTAATAGGATCTTTTGTCAGTTTGGCAATGGCAGCAAATAATCCAGAAGCACCTATAGCACTTATAGGAGGTGGCACTACATTTAATCCTGATAAACGTAGGCAGAACCAATATGGCTTTAAAGAATTACCTTATAGTATTAGATTTTTAAAACGTACAAATGGTGTGTTTGGTGAGGTAGTAAGAAATAAAGATGGTTCACCGCAGTATGTATATATAGATTTTATTTCTAGGTTAGAACCAGTAGCATCATTACTTATGATTTCTGCCGACTTTGCAAATATAAGTAAGTTTCAAGATGAAGAAGATGATAAAAATTTAGCAGCAGTTTATCGTGTTTTAGTAGGTAATAATTTAAGTAATAAATACTTTATACAAAGTGTTGGAAATTTATTCGAATTAATGAATAATCCAGGAAGATTAGAATCATGGTTACGACAACCAGCAAATTATGTAGCAGCGATTAGGTCTTATCCTATAGGTCTTAAAAAGAGTTTACGTAGAGCTAGAGGTGAAGATTGGACATCTACATTAGGTCAAGTATATGAGAATGGTAAATTTATTGGTAAAGGTATGGGTATAGAAAAAGGTGAATTAGATCCACAAGAAATAAGTAAAGTAGATGCTGGTAATTATGAAGAAGATTTCTTTATGTATAAAGGTAATGATTTAGGAAGTTTAAAAACAAAACGTAAACCATTTTTAATGAACTCATTAGACATATTCGGTACTATGGTTATGCACACAGTTAATAACGATTTAGCACCTAGATTAGATCCTTTAACTGGTTTACCTTTTGAAAATTTTGGAACGATACCTTTTGTTGGTGGTGTTAGATATAGTCAAAGTAGTTCAGATCCTAATCAGATATTATTAAAAAAATACGATTTAAAATTAGTACCTGTATCAGATCTTTTAAGTGAGAATAGTAGTACGGTTGTAAGTAATGTAAATTTAAAAAATAAAGAATTACATACATTACAGAATTTAACTGCAAGTATTAAGATAGATACACCCTTTGGAAATAATTTACAATTTAACCAGGCATTTTATAAATTACAGCAAACAAGAGAATTTAAGTCTTTAATGAAAGCATTTAATACACCACAAGACGAGAGATTTCCTGACAATGAAGCGTATGTAGAATTTCAAGATCAACAAAGAAGGTATATGAATAATATGATAAATGATTTATATAAAGCATATAAAGAACAGGCAGTAAATGTATTAATAGATAGAAAACGTGGACTTTTATCAGATGACTTTTATGATAGGGTTGAAGCTGGTAATAATCGTGAACGTATGCGTATTATGAACGAGCAATCAACCAACGCTAGTGTACAAAACATTAGTGGATTAGAAGATTTACTTAGGACTGTCTAATGGCTACTAACACTACAGCAACAGCTACAAATCATACTGGTAACGGAAGTACAAATAATTTTGCAATATCTTTTTCTTTTCTAGCTAATGATGAAGTAGATGTAACGGTTGGAGGTGTATTAAAAACATTAGATACTCATTACACTATTAGCGGATCAACAGTTACGTTTACGAGTGGTAATACACCTGGTAATGGTGTTGCTGTAAAGTTTCAAAGAGATACAAATATAAGTACAAAGAAAGTAGATTTTACAGATGGAAGTGTTTTAACTGAAACAGATCTTGATACAAATAGTGACCAGGTATTATTTGCACAACAAGAGATTACAGATAAGTTAGCAGGGATAGAGGAGGGAGCAACCGCAGATCAGACAGATGCAGAAATAAGAACTGCTGTAGAAAATGCA